TTATTCTACCCACAAGTCCAAGACGAGGACTACAAACAGATACACATTCATTCCTAATGACAGTATCAAGAGGATAGCCAGGTTTAATGCCCAGTCATGGTGTCTGTTACTAATCTTCATAGCTCTTACTCCTAATTAAGGTTTATTACTTATTTCACAGTTACCGAGAACAATCTGACTCCTGCTCCTTTGTTATAGGGTTAATCAAGTAGGGCTGGTCACCCATGTAGGGTGGGGGGGGGTTGTTTTTACAACTCCAATAGTGTAGTTATACATAGTGTAGTGTAATACTAATTCCTCCTTTTGTTGTGTATGCCTCTTGTATAGATACTACTACTATACTTACTACTACATATAAATACATAAATACACCATTATCATATAGGTAGTCGGGGATATAATTCGTCCGAGAAATAGCATAGGGGAGGGTATATGGTGTAAATAGTAGTAGTTATACATAATATAGATAGTAGGTGTAGTGTTTATTGATTAAGTGTCTCTAACAGGAGTCTGGAGAGTATCTAATAGTAGTGTCAAAAACCACAGGTATAAATTAGGGGCCAGTTCTTGGGGCGGTGCGGTGTAAAGGGTGGGACTAATTAAAAAAGAACTACGGGATAAGGTAGTAGTATTATTACTGTATCATAAAAACATAGAAGCACTGGTTAATAGAGATACTGTCTCATATAAAGAATACAATGACTCCTTACTTATAGTATGTACTTACTCCTCTGAATCATGATGATATAATTAGGCCGGCTCCCAAAATATCGTAAGCACTTCGTGTGTATATCGTAATATCGTAAAGGATATCGTAAGTATAGTATAGTAGTATTATCCTAACAAGTATTATCATAAGTAGTACGAATATCCTTTCCTTTCCCTCTCTTTTATTGTATAATTACTATTAATATAGTATTGAATTAACTAACCTCTACTATATATAGATATTTGTTTTAAAATAAAATTACACATGGAGAGATTATGGCCGCAAGCTTAACAGCACGACAAGTTAAATATTGTAGATTGGTAGCCGACGGGATGTCCGAACCAAATGCTGTTCTGGAAGCCGGTTACTCAACTAAAGGTAAATATAATACACTTAACACTTTAAGGAATAATCACCGTGTCCAAGCACAGATTAATTATTACCTGAAGAGCGAGCAAGATAATGAGATAGCAACTAAACAAGATAGAGAGAAACTTTGGACATCTATTATGAATGACCCAGCATTTACTGGTGGTATTAGATTGGAAGCATCTAAGCTATTAGGTAAGGCACAAGGAGACTTTGTAACAAGTTCGAAGGTAGAGCATAACATAGCAGACAAACCTGTTGTATTGATACCCGAGAGCTCTCCTAAAGAGTGGGAAGAGTATTGGGAGAAGACTAACGATGAAGAATAGTGAGGGAGAGATTATATGGATGCCACAGCCTGGGTCACAAACAGCATTTATAACTTGTCCTTACTGGGAAGTCTTATATGAAGGAACACGAGGGCCGGGTAAAACAGATGCACTTATTATTGATTATCTACAAGGAGTAGGTAAAGGTTATGGAGCAGCTTATAGAGGTATTATATTTAGAGAGAGCTTTCCACAACTATCTGATATTATAAGTAGGACTAAGAAATACTTCACACAGATATATCCTAAGGCTAAGTTTTTAGGTTCCAATGGTGTGAATAAGTGGGTGTTTCCTGATGGAGAAGAGTTACTGTTTAGGCATATGAGAAAGCCAGATGATTACTGGAATTACCATGGACATGAGTATCCCTGGATTGGTTGGGAAGAGCTAACTAACTGGGCAAGCATTGAGTGTTATGATAGTATGAAGGCATGTAATAGATGTAGTATCCCTGGTGTGCCTATCAAATATCGTGCTACATGTAATCCATGGGGAGCAGGACATGGTTGGGTTAAACAATACTTTATAGACCCCGGCCCTCCTTACACAAAGATACTAAATGATTCTGGACAGATAAGGATGAGGATACATGGAACAATACATGAGAACAGATTACTACTTAAAGCACAGCCAGACTATATCAAGAATTTAGATAGTATTAATAATCCGCAGAAGAGGTTAGCCTGGTTAGAAGGTAGTTGGGATATAGCAGCAGGTGGATTCTTTGATGGTATATGGGACCCAAGTAAGCATATCATTAAACCCTTTAAAGTTCCAGATACATGGAAGCATACTATAGGGTTTGATTGGGGGAGTCAGAAGCCAGCAGCATTAGGTATCTGGGCTAAGAGTGATGGTAGTGTATTGCCAGATGGTAGAAGCTTCCCTAAGGGTAGTATAATAAGAGTAGGTGAATGGTATTTAGCAGAGAAGGACAATAGAGGCTTTACTATACCAGATAAAGGACTAAGGCTAACTAATGAGCAGATGGCATTAGGTATCCTAAAGAGGACTAAAGATATAAACACAGGACAGTGGGTAGCAGACCCAAGTATGTTTAGAGACCAGAGTGGCCCAAGTATTATGAAACAGTTTAATAAGGTCTGTAAGATACCATTTAGACCAGCAGATAACGAGCGCATAGCAGGTTGGCAATCAGTTATAGGTCTAATGTCCGAATCATTAAAGGATGTGCCAGAGTATCCAGGACTTTGGGTATTTGATACATGTAGAGAGTGGATACGAACAGTCCCTACACTAATGAGAGACGAACACAATATAGAAGATATAGATACTACCACCGAAGACCATATAGCAGATGAAACAAGGTATGTGTGTCAGACAGTGAGAGCACCAATGAAGACCAGAGAGTTATTAATATAAGGAGAAACTATGACTATAATAAATACTAAAGGTAATACAGTAGATGCTACCTCCGAGGTTTATGATGAGATGGTCGAGTATTGGCAGCTACCTATGACACTATTAGGTGGTGAGAAAGCTATGAAGGATGCTACTACTACCTATCTACCAAGAGAACCAATGGAGTCAGAAGCACAGTATACAAATAGATTAGCAAGAACCACTCTAAAGAATTTCTATGGTTGGGCTATAGAGAATCATGTAGGAAGAGTGTTCAAGAAACCTATTGTATTGAGTGATGATACAGATGAATCTATAGTAGAGTATAATAAGGATTTAGACCTACAAGGAAACGGCACAGATGCTTTCTACAGAGAAGTGTTTAGAGACATGCTTATCAAAGGAATTAGCTATGTGTATGTAGATTTTCCTCGTAATGAAGAGGATATGTCTTTAGCAGATGAAGAGATGAGTAACTTAAGACCTTACTGTGTTCATATCAAAGCAGAACAACTTATCAATGCTGTGTCTAAAGTAGTTAATGGCCGTGTAGTGCTACAGAGAGCACATATACTTGAGACAGCCGTAGTAGATGATGGAGAGTGGGGAACTAAGACTTATGAAAGGATTAGAGTGCTTTATCCAGGCTTCTGGGAGTTATATGGAAGACCAGTTACTGGTGGAAGTTATGAACTATTGGATAGTGGAGAAACATCTTTATCATATATACCACTGATTCCTTTGTATGGTAGAAAGACTGGGTTCTTTGGAGGTCTATCACCATTACAGAATTTAGCTAATCTTAATAGAGCACATTGGCAAAGTATGTCTGACCAAATGAATATTACACATGTAGCTCGTGTTCCTATTCTATTCGGCACAGGCTTTGATGATGGAGATGGTCTTACTGTTGGCTCCCGAGCAGCTATAATGGGACCTGATGGTAGTGGATTAGAATTTGTAGAACATACTGGTAAAGCTATTGAAGCTGGTATGACAGAGCTAAAAGATTTAGAAAGTAGGATGTTGTTAGAGAGTTTAGAAATGCTAAGTGATGAGTCTGGAGAGACAGCTACCTCTCGCTCTTTAGATATATCCGACATAAATTGTTCATTACAGACTCTGGCTATTAAACTGGAGCAGATGATAGAACATGTTAATAATGTAATGTCTGATTGGGATGGTATTGAAAGAGCTGGTTCGGTTGTAGTTAATACTGACTTTGGTCTGGAGCTAAGAGACGGTAGTGAGGGGAACTTACTACTTAAGATGCGACAGAACAAAAGCATATCATTACCCGCCTTTCAAAAAGAAGTAAAGAGACGAGGTATCTTGTCACCAGATTTTAATAGTGATGAAGATATCAAGCTGTTAGAAGAAGAAGCAGCTAAAGAAGTATTGCCTACCGATGAACCGTATGCGGATGAGTCTGGTAAGCAAGTAGTAGGTGATAAACAGGTAGGAGACCTGGACACCGGAAAGCCCCGATTAGAGGGTTAGTAAAATTAACTTAGATAACAGGAGGTTATCATGCCATTAGAAGAAACAGTAGACAGTTTAGATACAGTAGATGATAAGTATAAGGACTTGTATGTGGAGAACTCGGATGGGAAGTTCGAGGTTAATATATCTGGTCTAAAGAGCGCTTTAACTAAAGAGAGAGGTCTAAAGAAGGATTTTGAATCTAAATTCAATAAGCTAAAGAATGTAGACAATCCACCTGATTTAGATGAAATTACTCTACAGTTAAAAGAAGCTAAAGATACTATTACTAATATGAAAGTAAAAGGTAAAGTAAAGACTGCGGCAATTAAAGCTGGTATAGACCCTGATTATGTAGATGATGTAGTATTACTAACTAAAGGTAAATTCAAAGTAGGTGATGATGGAGTAGTTACCGATAAAGATGGTGATACTATTGATATAAATGGCTACTTTAAGAATGATTTTAAGAAAGCTAAACCAAGGTTCTATGTTAGTTCTGGGAGGACTGGAAGTGGAGCTTCTGGCTCTGATGCTGCGCCTGTTTCATACGATGGTAAAGTTAATAAGGCACTAAAAGATAGAAATATAAGTGAACTAATTAAGTTAAAACAAAGTAAAATAAAAATAAAATAAGATAAAAAAGGAGATTTAATTATGGCAATAGCCGATACTACTTCGTTCCCCCAATATGCGGGCGAACTCTACATGCTTGGGAATGGCAACACTCCATTTCTCGCAGCACTCGGTTCTGAAGCAAGAATCGTTAATAACTTTGACTTCTCTCTAAGTTCTTCATGGACAGTAGCAAGTGGAACACAGGCAAGCATCTCTGAGACTGATGCTATTACTGCTGGAACCATTGCTAATTATACGAGAGATATTGATGTAAATTCATGCCAGATTGTGCGCTATGACATCGCAACAACTTATAAGATGATGAGTTCTTACAACAAACTTATTGGTAATGCTTCTGATTATGGTTCAATTGGTGGAGAGAACTCTATAGATGATGTTCATAATCATAATACAGAGGCAGCTCTTAAACAGATTTATACAGATTTGAACTACACATGTTTTAATGGTGAATATGCCAGAGCATCCAATGCTGGTGTAGCTGGAACTGCCAGAGGTCTTGTTTCTGGTATTACTACACATGATACTACCATTTCTGGTATATCTACTCTAACTAAAGCTGAAATTGATACACATCTGGCTGGTATGGCTGATGCTGGTGTGCCTCTTGATGGTTTGGTAATGTGGGTAGGTTCTGCTGCAAAAATAAAAATAAGTGATTTATACTCACTCAATCTACAACTTGCTCCCAGAGACAGAGTTGTTGGCGGAGTTAATCTACAGACTTTAACAACTGACTTTGCCCAGATGGGTATTGCTTATGATGCGCATTGCCCAGCGGATACTATTGTATTTGCTAATATGCCTTTTATTAAACAAGTGTGGTGTCCAGTTCCTGGCAAGGGTGGTTTGTTCTATGAAGAGAAATCTACTGCTGGTGCTGCTCGTGCTGGTTTGCTTTACGGTCAATGGTCACTTGACTATGGAGAGGAAGCAATGCACGGTATTATGCAAACTGCTTAGTAAATAATAGTTATATAGTTTTATAGTTTGTTCTAAAAGGGTTAGCACTTTAATTAGTGTTAGCCCTTTTTGTATTTAGGAGAGAATATAAAACTTTTTTAATAAATTAATAATAAAATACCATTTGGTTTAACTAACCTCTTATAAGGTAGAGGCACAGTTTATTTCCATTTTCTGTGTTTCCTCCTATTAGATTGTTACACTTAGATAAGGGGAGCCGCCTACTCCCTTTATTTTTGATTAATAGGATTGACAATAACTAACAATGTATTATATTATACTTAGGCAATAAACTAATAGGAGTAATAAAATGGCAAGAAAAGCAAAAGATTTAACAGGACAAGTGTTTAGTGAATGGACAGTATTACATAGAGTTGATAGTAGTAAATGTGGTAATGTTAGATGGCTATGTAGATGTAGTTGTGGTAATGAGAAACCAGTAAGTGTATGTAATTTATCAAACGGTAGCTCTAAATCATGTGGATGTTTAAAGAATAAAATAAATGATTTAACAGGGCAAGTATTTAATAAATGGACTGTGTTAAAAAGAGAAGGAAGTAATAAATGTAATAATGCTACTTATCTATGTAGATGTGAATGTGGAGAAGAAAGAGTAATTATAGGTAATAATTTAACTAAAAATAAATCTAAAGGTTGTCATAAATGTGCTGTTACTGGAGAAAACCATTATTTATGGAATTTTAACTTAACAGATAAAGAGAGAGAAATAAATAATTATAGACAAATTCCTGGGTATCAGAAATGGAGGAAAGAAGTATTTAATAGAGATAATTATGCTTGTAGAATATGTGGAAGTAATAAAAGTGGAACATTAAATACACATCACATAGAGGGATTTAGTAATAATCCAGAGTTAAGAACTACTTTATCAAATGGTATTACATTGTGTGAGACATGCCATAAAGATTTTCATCATCAATATGGTTATGGTGATAATACAAGAGAACAGTTAAATAAATTTATTAATCAAAAGGAGAACTAACATGGAAGACATCAAAAAAGAATTATTAGTATTAAAAGCATTAACAGATAGATTAGTAGCAGGGCTTGATACAAGGACGAGACACACTGGTTCATATGAAGACACTACATTAGGTGAGGTAAGCTTCGCAAGGCTCTATAAAGGCGACGAGAAGGCCTTAGAAGCTATATCTAAAGA